ATGAAAACCTTTGAAGACTATTGCACCTCTCTTGGACTCGATCCTGCGACTCTTTCGCCCGAGGCCAAAGCCGCCCTGCAAGTCTCCTACGCCGAGAGCCTCGAATCCTCTGCGGACCCTGCCAGCACGGACGCTGGTGCGGGTTCGCAACCTCCTGACGCTTCTGCCGCCGACCCCAACAAACCAATGGAGCCACACATGGCCAAGCCTGCGACCGCTGCTGCTTCTTCCGCCTCGCCCGATCTGACCGCTGGTAGCACTTTGGATCTGACCGCCTACCGATCGCAGATGGCCGCTGAAACCAAGCGAATGAGCGATGTCACTTCGCTCTGTGCCAAGTTTGGCAATCCGACCGTCATGGTCGGTGGAAAGAACGTCGACCTGGCGGCCCACGCCATCGAGAACGGCCTCACCGGCGATCAAACCGAGCTGCTCGCTCGCCGCCATCAAGACCTCGAAGCCTCCCGGGACTCTCGCCCACGAGGCCCCGCGATTCACTCGCGAGCTAGCCAGACTTCGATCGACCTCGGAGCGATTCAGGGTGGAGTCATGTTGCGTGCTGGCATGAGGCTCGATTCGTCCAGTTTCGAGAATCGCGACGTCCGAGCCAAGCTGCCTGCGTGGCTGCAAGCCGGTGCAAACGACCCAGTTCGCGCACGCACCAGCGACCTTGCCCATCAGTACCGAGACTTGACCCTCCTGGAGACCTGTAAGCTTGGTCTTCAAGCCCGTGGAATCGATGTCCCCGCTAACCGCGTTGAAATGCTCCAAGCGTCCTTTTCCTCGGGGACTGTCGCCGTTCTGTTCGGTGCGACCCTCGGTGCGAAGATGCTCGAAAGCTACGCCGAAGTCGATGACTTCTCGCAAGGGATTTGCAGCGAAAGCGAGCGTCCTGACCTTGAGGAGCACAACAACAACCGGATGCAAGCCGCTCCGAATTTGAAGCACCACCCAGTCGGTGGGAAAGCCAGCCATGGCAACCGCCGAGTGTTGACTGAGAAGGCTCAAGTCGGCCGATTTAGCGAGCAATTGAAGATCGACGAAGCGGACATGTTCGGCGACAACTTCCAGAAGCTCAAAGACACGCCGCAAGATTTCGGCCGCGCTGCTGGACGCTTGCGTCCTGACCTCGTCGCCGCCTTGCTCATGAGCAACCCGACCCTCACGCAGACCGCTCGCGCTTTGTTCAACAGCACAGACGGGAACGCCGCGACGGGTAAGGCCTTGGCTCGTGCGACCCTGAGTGAAATGATCGCACGTTTGCTCAAGGTCAAAGACGGCGACGCTACGCTCAACCTCAAAATGACGCACTTGGTTGTGCCTCCTGATCTGATGGACTTGGCGATCCAACTTTGCTACTCGGCCAATTTGTCGAACGACAGCGGATCCGGTGAGCTCAACCCGATCAAGAAGTATGGCATCACCCCTGTGACCGACGCTCGGTTCTCGAATGGATTGGTTCACCCAGTCACCGAGCAAGCGATCGCCGGTTCGGACACCACGTACTACGGCATCTCCAAAGACGGACGCACGATCGAAGTCAACTACCTCCAAGGTGCTGGCCGAGTTCCTGTGGTCCGAACCGAGACCCTGACCGGCGGTGAGTTCGGTGTGGTCATCGATGTGAAGCACTACATCGGAGTCAACGCGCTCGACTTCCGAGCGATGCAACGCTTCGCGGCCTAGTCTTAGTGGCCCGACCATGGGCTAGTCATCGATTCCTTTCGGCAGAGTTTCGGCTCTGCCGTTGTTTACCTCCCTCAACTCTCGACCAAACCAATGCGAATCAAACTTTTCCAGCCTGTAGTTTTTGACGGCAAGACGCTCGAAGGCGAGATCGAAACCAACGGCACGGCCATCAGTGCCGAGTCGATCATCCAGCGAGGCTGGGGCGTAGAGGTTAAATCGTCCAAGCCTTCCAAGGCATCCCAAGAGCCTGTCGAGTCTGATCCTCCCAGCGAAGATCCGGACCAAGACGAATCCGACGAGTCGGACGAACCGCAAGACGAGCAGCCATCGGAGCAACCAGCCGAGCAGCCTGTCGTGGTCGAAGCGCCACACAAGCCGACCAAACCCGCTCGCCGAGCAAGTCGCTCCCAGAGCTAAGTCCTGAGTAACCACACTCCCCTCTTCACACAAAAGAAACCATGGCAACTTTCAAGCAAGAAACCGACGTTCGCCGATTCACCGCCAGTGCTGACACTGCCAACGGAGCCATCGTCCAGACCGTTGACGGCCTGGCCGGGATCGTCGAAGGCCTAGCCGGCGTCAAAAACGGCAAGGTTGGCAACGCTCGCGTAGTTGGAATCGTGACTTGCGACAAGGCATCGGGCACCGTGCTCGCTGCTGGAGCCCGAGTCCAGATCGCCACTGCGACGCAGCTCGTCACCGCAAAGGCGTCGGGCGCTGCTGACGCAGGAAACATCCTGCTCGGTCGCACCGCTGCCGCTGGTGCGGACGGAGCATTGACGGTTGATGTCGACCTGAACCGAGCCGCAGTCTAACCAACCACCATGGCCATCAAAGAAGCCGATCTTAAAGAATGGTCCGATCTCGAAGCAAGGCGATCCGCCATGCAGCGAGAACTCACGACCATCAAGGATCGGCAAGGCCAGATAGAAGAACAACTCGAAGCCGAGCTTCGCAAGTCCGGCAAAACGAAAATCACGCGGAGCGGGTTCACTCTCGCTCTGCAACCTGGGAAAGCTTCCGTCAGTTGGGCCAAGGAATTCCTCAAAGCCATGGGCGATGAGGCAGTCCAGAAGCTCAAAGACGCAGCCGCCCAGACGTCGGTCAAAGTGTTCGTGTTGGTCCCACCCAAGCCACCCAAGGCCCCAAAGGAATAGCCCATGGGGATGCTTGAGACTGGGACCGCTCACCTCGCTGAATCGATGACCAAACACACTGCGGTTGATGTCACGTACATCAAACGCAAGATCCAGAAACCAATCAAGGCCACGCGGGGATCGACTCCCTTCGAAGCCTCAGACACCGAAGGGCTCATCCATCGGACCGTCAGTCGAGACTACTTAGTAGCCAAGACCGAATGGCCGTTCGATGACGACCCAGAAGACGGGGACCGAATCACCGACGCTGGCAAGACCTACATCGTTCGCTCGATGACTGGCCAGCCAGTCTGGCGATTTGCCGACCCTGGCGAAAACCTAATCCGGATCCACACGAAGCAGCAATGAGCCCGATTCGTCAACTACTCGCCGAAGTTGTCGAAGCGCTCGCAGCCGCCGCAGTCGTCGATCCGGAAACCAATTCCGCGATCGATGACGATACGTTCAAAGTCGATTACTTGCCACGGTTCGAAGTCGCAGACCTGAAAGGTCTCCGGATCGTCGTCGCACCGAGGCAAAACACATCGACCAAGATTTCCCGCTCTACGCGGGAGTTTGAGTTCGGGGTCCAGATCGCCGTCATCCAGACAGCGGCCAAAGACTCCGAGCGATTCGCACAACTGTTGGACCTGACTCACGAGCTCGACGAAGCACTGGCCACGGCCACGATCGTCGGGGGAGTGTGGTCGAGGTCCGAAGTCAGCCTGTACGACGTCCAGGCACTGGAGCAACACGGTGCTTTTCGCAGCGTGATCACTGTCTACTACCGCACCTAAAAAGGAATCGACATGAGCCGAAAAGGACCACGAGCTGGCATCGAGTGCAAGCTTTACTACCAGACTGCGGTCGCCGCGACGTTCAGTGTCACCACACCCACGCTCGTCACCGAAGTCCAGGACCTGAACATCACCCTGAACAAGACGAAGATCGACATCACCTCGCGAGCCAGCCTCTACAAGGCTGCGATTTCCGGGACCATCGAGGTCGGTCTGAATTTCTCGCTGCTTTACAACGCAGACCCAGACGATGCAATTTTCACCGCGATGCGGACTGCGTTCTTGAACAAAACCGTCTGGCACTGGGCGATCATGGACAACCTGATCGCGACTCCTGGCCCAGCCGGATCGCAGGGGCTCACGCTGCCCGGCGAGATCACGGAATTCCCCATCGATCAACCGCTTGAAGGGAACATGAAGATCGATGTCGCCGTTGCGTTGTCCCGAGTCAGGGTTGGCACACCCGCGGCACTTGTCGATCCAGCCTGGTTGATTGTCGCACCGTCGGCCTAGTCCGTTTGAATCACTGATCGTTTCCACCCAAGCGGAGTCGGCCATGCCACTTCCACGAGTCCGCAAAGGCAACGAAGTCGCGATCGATTTCCTGGACCATGGGGAATCGTCGCAAGGGCCCTTGGAATTCACGGTCTACGGCCGTGTGATTTCCCAGGACAAGAACAACATCGTGGTCGCTTCCTGGGTCTACTCAGATCCATCGAAGCGATTCAAACACGACGATTACAACGTCACCCAATTCACGATCGTTCGGGGTGCAATCCGAGCGATCCGTTTTCTTCGATAACTCCAATCCCAACGAAGGCAACTCGACCATGCCCAGTTTTAAGGATTGCGAATCCCGCTCTTGGGATCTTCGCATTGATGTCGACGTCATCCGTCGCGTCCGCACTGTATTTTCGATCGATCTTGCAAGGGCACTGGCGGACCCCGAAACGATCGACAAGCTCACTTCTGACATCGTCCTTACGATCGATGTGATCTATGAGATCTGCCGACCTGTCGCTGAGAAGATCGGAGTCACTGCCGAGCTGTTCGGACGCTCGCTCGCTGGTGATGCTCTCGGCCAGGCTGTTACAGCATTTGAAGAGGCACTGGTGGAATTCCTCCCGGAGTCCAATCGCCGGGCCACCGCTCGGCGAATCCTCGAGGCAGGAAAGGCACTCCAGAATCAGACGGCCCTACGG